GAGTTTTTGCCGACTTTGCCAACCAAGGCGGGTTTAGCACCACGGGTACGCATCTGCTGTCCGAAGGTAGTGATGGCATCCATCGTCAAAACGTCGGCAGAACGAAGTGCGTCCGTCGTCGCTTTGTTGTTAGGGCGAACGGTGTTTTCAGCGTTGCCTTTGTGGATGAACATCTTCAGGAGACGTTCGGTTTTTTTCCGTCCGAGCCAGTTACCCAACAAGTTGGGGATGCTAGACTTGAGTTCGGTCATCAAACCGGTTTGATCTTCTGTTCGGATGTTGTAGGAAACCGCATGCCGGAGGTAATCGACCGAGAGCGTATAGCTCCCAACCCGAAACTCTTCGACATTAGATCCTACGATCTCGTCGCCCTGAACACCGTCACCGAACAACTGGGCCATTGTCCGGAAGGTGATTTTCTGCCCTGCGCCTTTGGCAAGATCGGTGACAGACATAATGGGGCTGTTCTGAGAACCACCTTCAAAATCATTGAAGTAATCCTCCTGAGCCTCGCTAATCTGCACACCCTTCTTCCAAAGTTTAGGAAGAAAATCACTGTTAGTCGTCTGAGCGTTAAGCTCGGACGATAGATTTACATTAGGTACGCTTAAGCTAAATGCTGTTGCCATAAGTGTATCCTCCTATTTCTTTTGGAGGGAGCAGTAGTCGGTGACTGCTGACTGGGGCTATCGCCCCGAATTAACAACTTAGATCTTGCCGATCAAAGACCGGAAGGCTTCTTCGTCACTAATCCCGTCGAGTACAGTTTCCAACGATTTGATACTGCTCCCGTTTGAGCGAGCGTTTCCACTCGCTATTGGGGTTTGTATCGCTTTGCGGGATGCACTTGATGGGGCTGGGGTGACGACCTTCTCAACCTTCCGGTTAGGATCCTTGGGGGCGATTCCCAAGTCGTTACCGGCCATTTGAGCGATCTTGAAAGGCTTATCGGCGGAATAGTAAAGTGGGTTATCTTGCTCCTTAAGAGCATTATCGATTTCCACCATCCGGCGCACTAACTGGGACTGTTTATCGGTAGTGTCCGGATAAAAAGAGACTGCTTTACGCTTCGAATCCTCGACTGACCTTTGGTAGCTTGCACGGGCCTCAACTTCTGCTTCCTTGGCGGATTCCCGAAGTTGCGCCTGTTTCTCCCTTAGTCCGTCAAGAGTTTCGTCCAGATCTCCCAATTTTTCGAAGTCCAAGTCCTTAAGTGCCTGTTTGCGATCTGCTTTAACCCTTGCAACCTGAGCCTCCACTTCATCCAGTGAAGGTACTGACTGCTTGGCTTCTTCAGCCTTTTCAGGCTCATTTCCCTTGATTTTNGCAAGTGCCTCGTCAAGTGACATGTCAGGGTTTCTCGCCCTGAGCGCAATCGCCTTTCGTTCTACCTCTGACCAGTTTCCNACTCGCACCCGTTCGGGTAGCTTNTTGGGATCCTCGGTATCTTCGGTAGCTTCAGGCTCCTCTNCCTTGGTGGATTCTTCTTTTTTGGGTTCTTCCGGAACCGTCTCTTCTTTTACTTCTTCTGCTTCAGCCTTTACCTCGGCGGGTGGTTTTTCCTCCTTGGAGACGTCTAAATCTTTTAGGAGTTTTTCGTAGCCAACCGCATCAAGTGCATCCACGCTTAACGACGCTTCAGCAGGATTCTCTTTTGGAGCATCCCCTGAATTAGTTGTAGTGGCGTTAGGTTGCTCGGCTTGCGCCGGAGTCACTTCCGTTTCGTCCATAAATCAAAGTATGTATGTTGTTGTCGTCCTGTCAACACCTATCTTAAAAAGATTTTATTTCCCACTCGTAAGGGATGTTTTTATCGTCAAACGGCCTCCGGTACTCGTCCGGATTGGCATAGTCGAATGGTTGATCCACGGTATTGATAACGACCGCTTCCTTCGTCCCGCATGCCATAAAACCATGCCAAAGGTTTGGAGGTATGGTAATCCGGTATGGACTATTTTCGCCTATGTAGTAAGTCTCTGTTATCCCTGTTTTCTCGTCGTAGATACCTACCTTTAGAGTCCCACTCACGCATACAAACTGATCCGTCTGCTTCTTATGGAAGTGCCACGCCTTCACTATATTAGGATTGCAAGTAGTCATGTACACTTGCCCAAAACCCGTGAATCCATGTTCATCATTTCTGAGCATTTCCATGAGCCGGCCCCTGCCGTCCTCGATAACCTTAAGTGGCGTCTTTAGGCACAGGCTCATTCGCTTGAGGGATTGAGTTATACTTAATGAAGGGGATCTGACGTACCCTTAGATGTCCGGAAGTTTCCTCGCAATCAGGCATAAAATACGGCTCCCAAGCAAACAAGTTGCCTTTGGGATCTCTCTTAACGTGGTAGGCTGGGACACCGACAACCAAACCAATCTTAATTCCTGCCGGATACCATTTGTTCCAGCAAAGAAATAGATCTTGAGTACCATGGCCGGCATATCCAATAAAGTTACTTAGCATCAGTGCCTTCCTAGAAAGTAGAGTACAACCATTACCGCACCAGTCCGTAGGCAGAACTGCACCCTGTACGGCAGATCCGGCGTAAGCCTGATCCAGCCAGCCCCGTTTCCTCCATTTCTTAGCATTTAAGGCAAAGACATTCGCTTTTGGCGGGGATTCCTTTAGTTTTTTCTGCAAGTCATCCATCTCCTTAATCATATCCTTGGGGGGATTTTTTCTTTTTGAGGCATAGGCATTGAGTTTTTTAGCCAACATCTTAATTTTTTTGGATAATTCAACACCCCCAATCTTCTCGCTGGGAAGATAATCTTCGGAAATATGGTTATAAGGAGTACCCCTACCGCATAAGAAAGAACCATTGTAGTAAGTTGCGACAGTGACATCGTACTTAGGCGATGAAGGATAGTTTTGCGCCCATATCAGACAATCAAGTGCATCGGGGTGAACAATAACGTCCGATTCGACTATCCAGCAAAAGTCATAGTCCCTATCTTTTGCTATATCCAGCCCAGCCCCAAGTAATCTAGCAATTATGACTTGTGCCTTTTGATTGTATGCCTTGTTTCCAGAATCCGATACGTCGATAGCGATCTCTGTTATTTTTACATTATCTACTTTAGGTATAGTTGATATTTTCGATATTACTGAACCCGTTTTGTCTGTGCAAAGGTACAAATCTGCATGCTTACCTTTAAGGGCTATATATATTGCTCGAACACACTCCTCTATTGCATAAGCGTATAACTCTGTACACGGAAGAATTATGCAAGTTCTCACTGTTTGGCCTAAAGCCTATTTTGTTTATGATTGTATGGTCGTTGGAGGCCGTAATCACGGAAAAGCGGATAATTTTGTCTGGGTAGGCCAACTTTAACTCTTGAATATTGAGCTATTCCTTTTGCATCTGATACTCCTTGTGAAGAGTAAGTTGCAGTATTGCCATACGGTGACACCGTATTTATTGCATGCCCAGTATGAGGGTTGATCCCTGCTTGCTCCGTATGCGTTTGCTTGAAATTGTCTTGTTCACTCAACCGATTTATACTTTTAGTCCATCTTCTTCCGTCTCTAGGTGATTTTCGATTAACTGATACTTGGTTATTGCCCATAGTTGTTGCCGTCTGAAAGACATAAGCATCGGCAAACCGCAGAAAGTCTATGCACTTTGCGTCGTAGCATCGGTAGGTATCATGAGCAAAGTCAGTATTTATGCCTTCGGCATTAAAGTATCTGTCATCAGGATTAGTATAGAAATAGCCTATTTTGCTTGTTTCATATTCCCTAGAAAGGTAACCAACTGCCTTGCTCGCTGTCCAAACACCTTGTCTCTTATTATATGATCTAGTGGTTCCGTAGTTGCGCCTAGTGGTTCCAAATCTGTTGCTATTTATGACACTACCATTCGTCGTTCCTCCGAAATAATCAGGCCCAAAAGGGTACAGTTTTGCAGTTGTGCTAAAGTAATCAGTGTATTTGCTTGTTGTAGTAATTCCCATTCCAGAAACGCTTATATCTTGTGCAACTCCATCGGTGTACGGTCGAGTCCAAGCCCAACTCCCCTGCTCAAAAGTGGTTGTCACTGTTGTTATGTTTGGAAACGGATTCTCATCGTCGTCATCATCATAGTTTTGACTGATTTGTGTTGTATTTTTTTGATTGGTCTTATATTCCATATAATAACCAGTCGCTTGAACCGTAGGAGTCTCGACATTCGTTATCGACACTCCACCATTAACTGTTTTGACCAGTCTTTGCTTTGTGGCGATATCCGAGATTTTGTAACTGCTCGATATTATGCTAAGATTATCGATAGTCTCCCATGAGCTTTTTCCGATCTCTCCAAAATTGACTCGACCGCCTTGAACTGCGTAAAATTCTTCACGCATAAGTACCTCGGCAACACCGTAAGCGATTGGTTCAAATCCGTGTAATCCACCCGCTAACCATACAAAGTTTTCCGGTTGTGTTTTACAGGCACTTATCGCCGGAGCGATGATAACTGTGTTCAGTCTTGACGTTGATGAAGAAAGTTTTTTATTTACAACAACATACCCCCACTGCGATGTCGTCGTTGAATAAAATGGTGGGCCACTGTAATACCCTTGGGCTATGATTCTCCTTGCTGATTCTGAAAAGCCATCTGTATATGAGTTAGTACTTTGACCCTGACTTGGCCCCCAAGTTTGAGGTAGGCATGGCCCCTGACAACCACCTTGACTGCCTGTTGCTATACCAGATTCACTGATATAAAAAGTAGAACTATATCCTTCTTCCGGCCAAACATAGCTTTTATAAACGACAGTCCTCCCTCCTTTGTACTTAACTGTTTGTCCCCCTCCTTGTCCCTTAATGGCATCGTTGGGAGATTCATTGTTTGCTCCCTCCCCCCGCATCCCATCATATGTGTCAGTTATCCCTTGACCTATTACAGTTTTACATCCTCTGTTGCTGTTCCCATTCCCCTGAGTCCGACCTTTATAATTCATCGTGTTGGTTGTCCACCAATACGAATAAACATACCTTGCTTGCATTTGCCCAGCAATGCTACTCGTTGTTTTCCCACTGCTGACTAGATTTATACCTTTTAAGTTAGCTACGTCTTGTACGTTATCCGCATTCGCAGTAGCTCCATAGCCAGCATTAAGGTTCGCATTACCACCACCATGTTCATTCTGAGTCCTGTTAGCGGTTGCTCCATTGTCCCGAACCTGCCCACTCTCTCCTATTGACAGTCTCCAACTAATCGGCCACTGAACTGAGACACCCATAACTAACTCGAATAAGCCCAACTAAAAGCGTATTCAGGCGGATACTTAAGCATTGCGCCAACGAAGATAGGGTAGGCTTCTACGCTTCCCGATACTGTTCTGAATGCTCCTCCGTTTTCTATTCTAACAAGTGTTGCATATATTTTGTTTGGCACTGCTCCCATCATGTATTCCTGTGGTTCCCCGTCCTCTGGCCCAGTAATTAGTGTTGCTGATTTTATGATGCCGTTCTGAGCGTTTCCCACGCAGATAATCGTGCAGTTTTTGTTCCTAGTACCAAAAGAGAAGAGATTACTTGGAAGGATTCCATTTATAGTTCCTGCACTAACACCAATTCCATTTCCTCTAGTCACGATTGAGAAAGGTGGCAATAAGGCACTATCTGTTCTACCAAATGCAAATCTCTTATTTGGAGACTTGTAAGATCCGTCGTTTCCAGCGAATACCCTCGGCTGAGTGTTCTTTAATAGACTTGCGGATTTTTCTAATTCCTGTCTTTGTCGTTGAAGATCATTTTGGATTCTCCGAATGTCATCGCTCATTTCTTTACCTCGTTTTGAAGGACTCGCATCGCAGATGCCTCGTCCTCATCCATCATGCGGGACAATGCCTTTAATTGCCGGTACTTCTCTAGGTTGATCATAACCGCATTCTGATCTTTTTCTTCATCTAGGATACTTTGTGCTAGTCCTGCCGTAATCCCGCCGAGACGCCTAACCCAGTAACGTTGAAACGACTGATTTTGCCGAAGTGCCTTAATGTCGGCTATCGTCTCCTGAGCTACTGTAATTGACCGATCCCGTGCCTCGTTCTTATCCATTGGGATTCTGTTGCACTTGAGAAGGATCTAAAGGGGTTATGATCGTCTCCGCATCAGCAATTTGAAGGGCTTTTAGCATTTGAATGTAAAGGCTTGCTACCTTCTGCTGAATCACCGGCGGATATGCGTAGAATTGCTGAACTAAGTTAGCCCCTTGGGTGGAAGATTGTAGGATCTGCTCACCACGATAGCGTGTCAGAAGCAGTCGAACATCCATATCAAGGTTAGCAACCTCCTCCGGCGTAATGGATCCGATTTGAGCCTTGTCTCCTTCCAGATAAGTGAACACCTCTTTGGAGTCCATATTTCTGAAAATCAGTTTAACTAAGCGGTCTAAGACTAGCTGAACACCTTGTTCCAAGTGAGATAGGTACAAGGCAAACATTTCCTGACCTGATTTCTCAATGTTACGTATGCCCGTTGCTA